TAAATAGTACAACTACGGGTACAGGTGCAATGGCACTTGGAGCAGCAGTGACTGGCTTTGAAACTTTTGCACAAGGAATAGGAAACAACAACACAACTTATTATTGTATCTTTAATCAAGGTACAAATGAGTTTGAAGTTGGACTTGGAACATTAGATGGTACAAGTGCAAATTTGACTAGAACTACAGTTATCTCCAGTTCTAATTCAGATGCAGCTGTTAACTTTTCTGGCGGTACAAAAGATGTATTCTGTACTTTACCAGCAAGTAAATCGGTTTATCTGGATTCAACAGGTAACCCAGTAGGAGCAGCATCTGCTGGCTTTGCATTAGCAATGGCGGTAGCATTATAAATAGGAAAAAAATATGGCACAAGATTTTAGAAACGTACTAGTTAGAACAATTGGAACAGGTGATACTACTTTATTAGCAGCTGGGGATTATGATGCAGTAATAGGTATTAGATGTTGCAATATTTTAACATCAACAATTGCAATTGATGTTAAGATTGCTAAAGGCGGAGCTGATTACTTTTTAGCGAAAGGCGTTAGTATTCCACCAAATTCTGCTATTGAATTAATTCAAGGCGGAGCAAAAATTGTTTTAGCTAATGGTGATACGTTAGAAGCAGTCTCTGATACAGCAAGTAGTCTAGACGTGGTTCTTTCGTACATCGATACAATTAGTTCGTAAGGAGTATTATGACTGCAATAGTAAATGGAATCCAATATATTGGAGGACAGACATCACCGGATGAATTTATAAAAAATCAAGCAGGTACGATTGATGGTACACAAACTGTTGAGAACGGAGTTCTTGCAGGACCTATTACTATACCTGGAACAATAACAGTAACAGGAACGTTGGTAGTAGTTTAATGAGTAAAATAAACGTAAATCAAGTTGATACACAATGCGGATCTACACTTACTTTAGGTAGTTCAGGTAAAACTGTAACACTTGCAAGTGGTGCATCTCAATCAGGTTTCGGTAGAACAGGAACTGTAGATTGGTGTACGACTGCAAAGACAAGTCCTTTAACAGTTGCTTCAGGTAATGGATATTTTATTAATACAACAGCAGGAGCAGTTACAGTTACCCTCCCAGCTTCACCATCAGCAGGTGATATTGTGGCATTTAAGGATTATGGAAACACTTGGGATACTAATGCAGTAACAATTTGTAGAAACGGATCAAAAATAAATGGTGTTAGTTTAAACACAAGTTTAACCACAGAATCACAGTCAGTAACTCTTATTTATGTAGATGGAACTAAAGGTTGGCAAGATATTCACGATTCAACAGCAAACATAACAGGAGTACCTTCTTATGTTATCGCAACAGGTGGAACAGAAACAACTTGTGGAGATTACAAAATTCACACTTTTACTGCTGATGGTCCTTTTAATATAACTAATGCTGGACAACCATCAGGATCAACTCAAATTTCTTATGTGGTAGTAGGAGGAGGAGGTGGTGGTGCAGGCTCTGGAACTAACCCAGCATCTTACTCTGCAGGAGGAGGTGGTGCAGGAGGTTTTAGAGAGGGTAAATGTTCTTCTGACCCATATTCAGATAGTCCTTTAGATGCAGGTGCAGGTATAAGTGCAACTGTAACAGATTTAACTATAACAGTTGGAGGAGGTGGTTCAGGTTCAGGTGGAGTACAAACTAGTCCGCCTACTTGTGCTATGAATGGTAATAATTCAGTTTTTTCAACAATTACTTCTACAGGTGGTGGTGCAGGTGGATATGGTTTTGAACCAGGACCTAGTCCAGGTCAAGCTGGAGTAGCAGGTGGTTCAGGTGGAGGAGGTGGAGGTGTACCAGGAACTGGTGGAGCTGGTAATACTCCCCCTGTTAGTCCTCCACAAGGCAATAGTGGTGGACCAGGAACAAACAGTAATCAAACAAATGCAGGTGGCGGCGGTGGAGCTGGTGCTGTTGGTGGAACTGGTTCTACGGCTGGTGGCGCTGGTGGAGCTGGTGTGTCAAGTTCAATTACAGGATCAGCAGTTACAAGAGCAGGTGGTGGCGGAGGTGGAGCTGGTTATCCAGGAGGTGCTAGTCCAGGAGGAGCAGGAGCTGGAGGATCAGGTGGTGGCGGAGCAGGTAATGGCACTTCACCAAGTTCTGGAGGAGCTGCAGGAACAACCAATACAGGTGGTGGTGGCGGTGGAGGTGGATCAATATATGATAACTGTAATGCAAAATCAGGCGGTGCTGGAGGATCTGGTATAGTAATATTAAGATATAAATTTCAATAGGTAAATTATGGCAAGTATAATTAAAACAGATAACATACAAAAAGTTTCAGACGATTCTAACATCATTAAAAAATGTGGATCAACAACTACAGTTGGATCAGGTTCTGGTCAAACGATTGTAGTTGATGGTACAACAGTAACATTAGGTAGATGTGGTGGTACAGTTTCTTTAGCATCAGGTGCAACTCAATCAGGGTTTGGTAGATCAGGTTCAGTTAATTGGTGTACAACGGCTAAAACATCTCCCTTTACAGCAGCTAACGGAATTGGTTATTTTGTAAATACAACTGGAGGCGTAGTTACCGTTACACTTCCATCGTCACCTTCAGCAGGAGACATTATAGCAGTTTCAGATTATGCAAGTACTTTTGAAACTAATAATTTAACTTTATGTAGAAATTCATCAAAAATTAATGGATCTTGTAACAATGCAATAATTGATACTAAAGGTGTTGCGTTTAGTTTAGTATATGTGGATGGAACAAGAGGATGGAAACAAACTAGTGATTCCACAGAAAATATATCCGGAGTTCCCCTATTCATTTGTGCTACAGGTGGAACTGTAACAGAATCAGGAGATTTTAAAATTCATACTTTTACCGCTGACTCAACTTTTACAATTAATTCAGCACCAACACCAGCTAACAATAACATTTCTTATTTGGTAGTAGCAGGTGGTGGAGGCGCAGCAGATAATATAGCAGGTGGTAGTGGAGCAGGTGGTTACAGAGAAGGTAAAACACCAGCAACTCCTTACACAGCTAGTCCTTTAGTAGCACCAGCAGGATTACCTGTTGCAGTTGGATCTTATCCAGTCGCAGTAGGAGCAGGTGGAGCTGGTGGATCTTATCCAGCAACAACAGCTGGTGCAGTTTCAACTTTTTCAACAATAACATCAGCAGGTGGCGGTAGAGGTGGAGCGCATCCAGGTAATTCAGGTACGCCAGGAGGATCAGGGGGTGGCGGTGGAGGCGATGGAACTGGTCCAGCAGGTTCAGGTAACAGTCCTCCAGTATCACCACCACAAGGAAATGGTGGTGGAAATGGCGCTCCTAATTATCCTCAATTAGCTGCAGGAGGTGGTGGAGGTGCAGGAGGTTCAGGAAGTTCAGGTTCACCAAGTACAGCAGGTGCTGGTGGAGTTGGTACAGGAACAGCAATTAATCCAGCAGCAGGTACATCAGGTCCTGATGGAGCTTTAAAATATTTTTCAGGTGGAGGAGGTGGAGGTATCTATTCTTTAGGTAACCCCAATCCAGCTTATGCCACAGGTGGTTATGGTGGAGGAGGAAATGGTTGGGGTACAGGTAATCCTATGCCCACACCAGCTGTTCCAAGAAAAGGTACAGCTAATACAGGTGGAGGAGCAGGTCAATATTCTCCTAGTTCACCTTGTACTGGTGGAACAGGTGGATCAGGAATAGTAGTAATAAGATATAAATTTCAATAGGATAAATTATGAGTACAATTAAAGTAAACACAGTAACAAAAAGAACAGGCAGCACACTTACATTAGGTGAGTCAGGCACGACAGTAACTTTAGCTTGTGGTGCTACACAAACAGGATTTGGTAGAACAGGGACTGTAGATTGGTGTACAACTGCCAAGACTTCGCCTTTAACAGTCACTTCAGGTAATGGATATTTTATTAATACAACAGGAGGTGTAATAACTGTTACATTACCAGCATCACCAAGTGCAGGAGACATTGTATCTTTCAAAGATTATGCCAATACTTGGCAAACTAATAATGTAACAATTGGTAACAACGGATCAAAAATTAATGGTGTTTGTGGAGATGCAAGTTTAACTACAGAGGATCAATCAGTTACTTTAGTTTATGTAGATAGCACAAAAGGTTGGAGAGCAGTACAAGATTCAACTTCGTCAGTTTGTGGCGCAGCTTTTATTAGTGCAACTGGTGGAACAATAGTTACAAATGGTGATTTTAAAACTCACATATTTACCGGTGATGCAACTTTTTGCGTTTCAGCAGGTGCTGGTCCACTTGCTACTGTAGATTATTTAGTAGTAGCTGGTGGAGCAGGTGGTGGTGGAAGTACAAATCCTGCAGGAGGTATGGGTGGAGGAGGAGCTGGTGGATTTAGATTATCTGCTGGTCAATGTATTCCAGCACCTACAATGTCACCATTAGGTGCTTCTGTTTCAAGAATACCAGTTTCAGTTCAAGGTTATCCAATTAGTGTGGGTGGAGCAGGAACAGCAGGACCAGGAACATTCACACCTCCTCACGGTGATCAACAAGGAGGAAGTGGTGGTAATTCAGTTTTTAGTTCAATATCATCAGCAGGTGGTGGAGGTGGCGGAAGTTCAGGTACACTTATACCTAATGGAAGTCCTCCAGCAGAATATGGCACTGGAGTAGCAGGTGGATCAGGTGGTGGTGGATCTTATAAAAATCCAGGAAACAATTCATCAGGTGGAGCAGGTAATACTCCTTCAGTAAGTCCACCACAAGGAAATCCAGGTGGAACATCAGGTGGATCATATGCTCCTGATTATCCAGGTTCTGGTGGTGGAGGTGCAGGTGCAGCAGGAGGTTCTGGTGCACCAGGAAATGCTGGAGATGGAGGAGTAGGAAGTTTTATAGCAGACCCTTTTATTGGTCCAACAGCTCCAAGTTATGGAACGCCAGGACCAACAGGTTCAACAAGATATTTTGCAGGTGGTGGCGGTGGAGGTGGTTCAAGTGGTGGAGGTGGTTCAGGTGGAGGAGCTGCAGGTGGACCTCCAGGTAGTGCAGGTAGTGCAGGAACAACTAACACTGGCGGTGGCGGTGGCGGTGGAGGTTTTAGAGCTGGTGGTGCAGGAGGGTCTGGTATAGTAATGATAAGATATAAATTTCAATAGTTGAAATAGATTAACAAATAAGATATAAGGAGAAACATTATGGCACATTACGCAAAATTAGGAGCAAACAATAAAGTTATCGGAGTTCACGTTGTGAATGACGCTGATTGTAAAAACGCTAGTGGTGTTGAAGATGAAGAAGTAGGAAGACAATTTTTAGAGAGAATCCATAGCTGGCCTCTTTGGAAAAAAACATCTTACAATACACAAAATGGACAACACAAAGACGGCGGAACACCTTTAAGAGGTAATTACGCAGGTATAGGTATGACTTATGATGAAGATAACGATATTTTTATTAATAAAAAACCTTATGCTAGTTGGGTTCTAAATGTGGCAGAAGCTAGATGGCAATCACCAGTTGGTGATGCTCCAGCATTATCTGAAGAAGAAACTCTTACTCATATATATGAGTGGAATGAATCTACAGGTGCTTGGGATAAAGTCGCTCTATAATCCACTTGACATTTTAATTAGAGTTAATTACATACTAGATAGGTATGCAAAAGAAAGTATTAACAGAAGTTGATCTTTATTCAGGTGAAATTCAAATGCCTAAAGGCTTTGATATTGATCGTGATAAAATAAGAAACGACATCATAGAATCTTACGTAAAGAAAAATAGGATTAACAACAATCCACAAGCTTATGCTTTTGATGATTATGTTGTACCTTTTTCTCAACCTTTACAATGGCTACAAGATTACGTTAGAGATCATTGGAGAGTTGAATATAATAGAACTTTAGTGCAAAAAAATATGCACGGTAATGTTATGCAACCTAAAGAAAAATCTTGGACAAGAGGTCAAGTTGATCCTGTTGATTTAAGAAACTCACCAGACTACACTCTTATTTATGGGGTTGATGTTAAAGAAGGTTCTTCAGAATGTATTATTGAATATGATGATAACAGAAGAAAAAATAGAACTTGGCACTTACCTATAAAAGATAATCACTTTATAATGTTCCCAGCTACTAATAAATATTCTTTCTCACCTAATACTTCTACTGGTTTAAATATAATTTTAACAATTAATTATGAATATATCTAATTACTATTGGTATTTTGAATCTGCAATACCACCAAGAATTTGTGATCTTATTGTTAAGTATGGTAAGTCAGAAAAAGAAAGAGAGATTATGGCTATTACAGGCGGCTTTGGTAGAGATAGAGATTTAAACAAACAACCTCTTACTAAAGAAGAAGTAAAAGATTTACAAAAGAAAAGAGATTCAAATATTGTTTGGATGAATGATAGATGGATCTATAAAGAAATACAACCTTACATACATCAAGCAAATGCAAATGCAGGTTGGAACTTTGATTGGGATCATTCTGAATCTTGTCAGTTTACTATATATAAAAAAGGTCAATACTATGATTGGCACTGTGATGGTTGGGATAAACCTTATATGGAAGAAGGTCCAACAAAAGGAAAGATTAGAAAATTATCTGTAACCGTAACGTTAACAGATCCAAAAGAATACAAAGGTGGAGAGTTAGAGTTTGACTTTAGGAATTTAGATCCTGATAAAAAACCTAACATTAGAGCGTGTACTGAAATATTACCAAAAGGCTCTTTGGTTGTTTTTCCTTCGTTTGTATGGCATAGAGTTAAACCCGTAACTAAAGGAGAAAGGAATAGTCTAGTAATATGGAATCTAGGTTATCCATTTAAATAATATGAATGATATAAAACAAGGTGGCAGTAGCACATTACCAAAACCAAAAGGACACGTAGATTTTAAATCTGCGTTTTATTTTCAAACACCTGTATGGATTGCAGAAGCACCGATGTTTCTTAAAAACGCAACTAAACTAACAGATAAATATATTAAGAAAGCTGATAAACTTCTTAAAGATAAATTAAAAAACGAACCTAAATGGAAAAAAGAAATAGGTACATTTGGTTTATCTAAACATAGTGAAAGTTTTTCACAAGACCCTAAAGCAAAAGATTTAGTAGAGTTTATAGGTCAACGATCCTATGAGTTTTTAGATTGGCAAGGATTTAATTTACAAAATCATAGCTTACACTTTACAGAATTTTGGGTACAAGAGTTTAGTGAAAAAGGTGGTGGCCATCATTCTACCCATCAACATTGGAATCAACACGTATCAGGATTTTACTTTTTAAAGTGTAGTGAAAAAACATCTTATCCTATCTTTCACGAACCAAGACCTGGTGCAGAGATGACAAAGTTACCTTTAAAAAATCAATCACAAATTACAATGGGTACAAGTCAAATACATTACAAACCAAAACCAGGAACGATGATTATATTTCCAGGTTATGTCCCTCACGAGTTTGCAGTGGATGCTGGAATAGAACCATTTAGATTTATACATTGGAATATTAAAGTTGTTGAAACAGCAATATCAAAAGAAAGGAGTCAAAAAGATGAGCTTCAAAAAAAATAAATATATAGTTATTAAAGAAGCTGTACCTAAAGAAATAGCAACATTTGTTTACAATTACTTTTTATTGAAAAGACAAGTTGCAAGAACTTTATTTGATCAAAGGTATATATCTCAATTCACAGAGGAATGGGGAACGTGGACAGATCAACAAGTTCCAAACACATATTCGCATTATGCAGATATAGCTATGGAAACTTTATTGATGAGAACTTTACCTATTATGGAAAAGAAGACAGGACTTAAATTAAACCCAACGTATTCATATGCAAGAATTTATAAATCAGGTGATATCTTACATAGACACAAAGATAGATTTAGTTGTGAAATATCTACAACTTTAAATCTCGGTGGTGATCCTTGGCCAATACATTTAGAGCCAAAGAAAAATGTAGGTATACCGGACGGTAAAAAGATTACTGTAAAAAGTAATAATAAAGGTATTTTAGTTAATCTAAAACCTGGTGATATGTTAGTTTATAGAGGTATGGAATTAGAGCATTGGAGAGAAGAATTTCAAGGTGATAACTGTGCTCAAGTATTTTTACACTATAATGATCAAAAATCCAAAGATGCTGCTCAAAATGTAAATGATCGAAGACCGCATTTAGGACTTCCAAGTTGGTTTAAAAAGTAATATAATCTTTAAATGGGGGCTGTACTCCACCATACCTACAGCCTCCTTTTAAGGATTATTTATGAGTTTAGGATTTGACGCAATATCAGCATTACCGTTTTCTACATCAGGACCTGATAATAATGTAACTGTAAGTGCAATTAAAAACCAATTAAGTATTTCAATTGGTAGTGTAGGTATTATAGCAGATGCTATTACAGAAGATGCAGATCCTAATCGATTAACTTTAGGTTTTGGTACTTTAACCATTACAGGAGATTCTAATTTTACTGTTACAGGCAATGCTACATCGCTAGGTTTAGGCTCATTTACAGTAACAGCAGACGCTAATGCTTCTGTTTCAGGAAACGCATTGACGTTAGCAACTGGAAGTGTTACAGTAACAGGAACTGCTTTAGTAAATCCAACTGGAGCTGGTTTGACACTAAACACTAACGACGTAGGTGTAATTACGTGGAATGAGATTATACCAGGAGCAAATATGGTTTGGACACCAATAGATCCAAGTTAAAATTATGGCATCAACATACTCATCAGATCTTAAATTAGAAATAGT